CTCTACGAATGATTCTTCCAATCAAACCAGTATTGAGGTTCTCTACCAACTGACCAATCTTAAAGATTGCCTCGCTCAAATAATTTTCACGAAGAGTTCTTTGATCAAACTTAGGAGCAATCTCCCAAACTTCTGCAACTTGATCTTGAATACCCATTGCGGCACGAACAGTATCAAAAACTGCTCTCGCATCTTTTGGTCTCATCTCTGGTGGCATTCCTAGACGGAATGTTTTAAAGTCTCCTTCCGCAGCAGCAAGTCTCATTCTTGATGCAGAAAGACCTTCCACACCTTCAGAATCAGGGTCACGATCACCAGCAGAAACTACCTCAATATTATCAAAGGCATAAAGATTGCCATTGTAATTGTTAGCAAGTTTATTGAATTCATTTACTCTATCAGCACCACCAACGATTCTTACATTCGTATATCCATCATTATGTGCTTTTTTCAGAACATCAAAGATAGTTCTAGTGCTTGCATCATTCATAATCCTTTCACTATGTTGAGGAAACATAGATCTCATAAGTGACACTTTCGTATCAGGATCAAGTGGATTCTTTTTCTTATCCTGACTACGAGAAGGAACAATCATATAATCACTACCTTCCTGTTCTGCCGATGCAGCAGCAGTATCCATCAGTTGAAGATGTCCCAGATGTGGAGGATTGAAACGACCAAATGCAATTGTTAATGTTCCCTTTGTTTTTTCAACAGGAAGGAAATTAACAGGTGGTGCTTCTTGAGCAACTGGTTGAGGAGCAGGTGCCTGCTGTTGCTGTAATGCAGGATCTACAAAATTTGGATCTGAGATATTCTTTTCAGTCTCTGTCTGAGCAGGATCTTTACCAACTCCTTGACGCTTATTATAAAATTTTAATCTACCTTTTTCAGTCTTTGCAACAAACTCCCCATCCTTATACCAACCACCATGACCATCCCCCTGCAACCCAAGTCTTGCTGCTTGTTGGGTAGCAGTTGTTTCGGTTAAAAACTGGAAAAAATTTTTCATTACTTACTTTTCTTATTAAGTTCAACTGATATTGCTCGTTCGTTTGCAATAATGTAGTTTAAGACACTTTGTCTAATCTTTATATATTTATCTTTGTCCTGTTTTTTCTTCTTTGAATCAATTTCTTTTTGCAATGTAGAGTAAACATATAAAGCAAAGTCTTTAAAATCTTTACCTTTGAAATTTTTAATTAATGGTTTGAGTTGATTATTCATTTAACTTACCTGGAAACCAATTCTATCTTCCGTTCTTGTAGCATAGTTAGATGTTCTTAAATAAAGATTTCTTACCAAAGATGTCCCACCACCAACAGAGGCGGTAAATGTTGGTCTTCCAGTTGTCCTGTTCAAATCCAGTTTAGCATAAATTACTCTAGATTTGTTCAAAAAAACTTCAAATATTTCTTTCAAGACCCTATTTTGGGTTCCACTCTTTGACCAACTTTCAATAGATTGTTCACATTGATATCTAATTTCACCATAGGTAACATTTTTTATATTTAATTTACTTTTTTTAGAAGGAATATGTATATTCACAAAATTCTGCCAAATAGAAGGATCAGATATCTTTTTATTTGATTGTGGTCCACTTGTATAATTTGCGTTTATATCAGCAATACAAGCATCGGTTATCTCATTGTTACTTTGAATAATTCTCCAAGTGTAAAAAGGACCGTGTACTGTGGCCTTTCTACCTCTCTCATCTGCCAGTGATTGAAGAACTCTATACTCAGTCGTTGAAGTTAAATTATATTCTGTAATATAAGGAATAACGAATTGAGGTTTAACCTGGTTAGAAACACCTCTTGCAGACTTAGCAGATATCAAATATTCATCATTACCAACTATTAATTTATAGTCATACAATGTTCCACTACCAGGAGACATATAAATCGATGCTCCACCCAAACCAGCAGTATTTACTATTCCACTCAATATACCATCTCTGTTTCTAGCACAAGCTAGTGCCCCAATCACTTCTCCAAAAGAATTTTGCAATGGACCCCAAGGAAAATTATCCATTTTTATACCACTATAATTACCATAACCTTCATAAGCATAATCTAACAATTCATAAAGATAATCAAACAATTCTCCCGGAATATCATTTCTGGAATTCAGTGCAGAAATTATAGTATTATAATAGTCAACACTTGAAAAAAATGTTTGATTTGCTAATCCGAAACTTGATGGACTCAATCTTATTGACTGTGCCTGTGCAGAATTTGGTTTAACAAAATAATCTACATTTCCATAATAAACTTCACCGTCAGCAGTTCTGAATGCTGCTCTCAAATGATTCTCAGTTAATGAATCAATATAAGTGACCTCTGTTCCTGGTGATAAAGCACCTGCTGCTTGAAAAGAACCAGAATCATTCTTAGCAAAGACACTAACGGTCTTTTTTACAGTAGTTTGGTGATCACTTCCTTGCCAGTTTCTCTGGAAGTTTATAATACCAGAACTTGCCATTTTTGAAATATTTAGTGCCCAAAAGAGGACTTGAACCTCCACAGATATTTCTACAGGAACCTAAACCCTGCGCGTCTACCAATTCCGCCATTTGGGCAAAGTGGAGAATAGGAGATTCGAACTCCTGACCTCCTGAATGCAAATCAGGCGCACTACCAACTGTGCTAATTCCCCAGAAAACCCCGAAGGGTCATTTATTTAGTCAATGACATCAATATCCTCAATTTGATCATCAAGAATTTGCATAACTTCTCTAAGATTTACAATCCTGATTGGAGGATATTCTTTACTATATCCTTGTTGAGCTTGATAAACTGCCTCTCGCACAGCATTGGCAGTTCCAAAATCCATTTTGAGAATAACTTTTTTCATCGATCGTCAGCAGCGCGGTTCTCAGAGAAATAAACATCAAAAGCACCCTCAGGATAACGCTTCAGAAGTTTTTGAACATTGCGAGCAACTACATCATCGAGAGTAGTATCCAGTGCCATACATGCCTGAGCAACATACCACATAATATCACCCAGTTCAATAATCATATGCTCTCGATTATCTTCATTGAATGGTTTACCCTGGAAGATCATTTTCTTGACGATTTCCATAAACTCCCCACCTTCAGCATTGATACCAACAGCAGCAGTCAGGAGTCGTTCAATATTAGCACCCTTTTCATCAAGAGCAACTAGACGATCGGAGAGGGCAAGAAAGTCCTTCGATGCATCAGAAGTTACGGCATCGACAAACTCAGCATACTTATCAAAATTAACGTGTTTAGCAGTTTCAGTCATAGTGTATTCGGTATATCCGTTTTCTAGTGTTTTTTTATTGATTGAAATAGTCATTAAAATTTAAATCCTTCAAACGACTTTTTAGGTTTCTTGTCTTCGTAATCATTATACTCGTCTTCGTTTCCAGAGTCAAGTATGTCTTTTTGTGCGGACTGCTCACAATCGTACAGTCTCATTTTAGCACGGTCAATACCCACAATAAAACGCTTGTAGATAGTGGGATCATTGTATCGATTCTTCAATTGCTTCACCATAATCTGTCCCAACCCCTCCAACTCTTCAGTGCTAATAAGGGCAAACATAAGATCAGCAGTAGCAGGAAGACCAAAGGACTCTGAAGTATCAGTAAGTTCAACATCAGAGTTGCCATAACCACTGCGGGTAGTCTGGGTAGCAGAGACAATGGGAACATTGAATTCCACCGCCAAACCGCGAAGTTCCTCAGCAATTGCTTTAATATATGAATATGAATTGACAGAAAGATTTGACTTATACCTGCTGGAAGCACAAATATTAAGGTAATCAATGAAAATAATATCAGGTCTAAATGACTTTTTGAGAGAAAGTTCATTGAGAAGTGCCTTAAAATGTCCCGAATGAGCAGAAGCAGTTGGATACTCTTTGATAATTAAAGTTCCTTGTGTCTTCTTTGAGATATTTGTAACCTTAGTTTCAAACGTCTGTCTAGGAAGATCTACCAGTTGCTGAATCGGAACGTTGAGAAGGTTTGCATCAATACGCTCAGCAATTTTCTCCTCTGCCATCTCCATTGTAATGTAAAGCACATTACGTCCGTTAAGCACACAGGCGCTAGCCATATGACACATGAAAAGAGACTTACCAACACCTGTCCCAGCAAGAGCGATATTAAGAGTCTTATTAGGAAGACCACCTTTTGTAATTTTATTAAAGTATTCGATATCAAAAGGAATACGGTTTTCTTTCCTATGATATGACTCGTATCGTTCCTCATAATCTTGAAGATAATCATGTCCAATATGGTTATCAAAAGATACTGCTAGGGCATTAGATAAAATTGAAGGAATTGCATCCCTGTTCTTTTTTTCATCTTCACCATCTGCAATATGGATTGATTCCATAAGTGCCAAGTATATAGCGCGATCACGGCACCACTTCTCAGTAGTATCCAACAACCATTGCCCATCAACAGGAAAATCATTTAGAGATTTTGTAATTTCACGAATCTCTTTAATTTCACTGTCAGAAAGATCAGTACGATTTTCTACTTCAATATTGAGTGCTTCAATAGTAATAGCAGAACCATACTTGACAATAAAATTTACTATTTCTTGAAAGATTATTTTTTCAGTTCTTTGTTCAAAGTAATTTGGTTGTATAAAAGGAATTACCTTTCGTGAATAATTTTCATTGAATACCAGGTTTCTGAGAATAGTTGTCTCAATTCGTTCCATAAGAGAATTGTTGTTTCGCGGCAGCATCAAGTTGCTGCATTACTTCTTCGGTAAAATACTGGTCTGGGTTTTTCAGGATTTCCTTCGCATAAAGTTTTTTACCATTAATTTCATAACGCCCTGCAACGTTCTTCCACATTCCTGCCTGCTCGCCAAGTTCAAGAAGACCGTAATAGCGATCAAGACCACGTTCATCATAGTAAAGACGAACTTCAACGTCTTGGTTCTCCTTACTTAAACGCGACTTAGCAGTCTTTGCTTTGATAATGTTTCCAATGACTTCTGTTCCATCCTTTTCCTTTTTCTTACTGAGATAAATGATAGTAGAAGCGGCATACTTAAGACCGCTGCCACCGCCCATCTCCTTAGTAGGAACATAAGCACCGATAACATCATAAGTATGGTTGGTTACAATCATTGGAATGTTTGCCTGTCCCAACTTAAGAGTGAGCATACGGAAAGCACCTTTCACAAGTTGCGATTTAGTCATATCACGAACTTGCTTATCATTTAGTGCGTCAGTAATCTCTTTCTCGGTGGAAAGCATTCCCAAAGAGTCTAACACAAACATACAAGGTTTGCGTTCTCCTTCAGGTTTTTTTAAGT